ACCTCGCCCTTGCCGTTGCGGATGACCTGTGCATAGGCATTGCCCCAAAGAAGCAGATGGGTCATGAGGGTCTCACGGAACACGAAAGAACTCATCTCCGGGTTCGGCTCATCGTGGAGCAGTCGATACAGCGGATGGTCGAGAGCCATGGCCTTGCCACCGCTGTTGGTGTATTTATAAAGGTGAAGCGGCAGTCCCGCCACAGCCTCAGACAGAATACGGACACAGGAGTATACCGCCGTCATCTGCATGGCAGACCGCTCGGTCACTGTTTTGCCTGCGGTAGTCCCGCCCATGAAAAAGGCGTAGTTGCTGCCCGTCGTGCGGTTTTGAGGCTTGTCCCTGGATTTGAACAGCCCTGAAAAGATACCCATATAAACTCTCCCTTCATATAAATAAAAGACCTCGACTGTCATAAACAGACTCGGTGGTGTCGTTTCCACAGCGTATAGCTCTGTCAAGTGCCATAATGGTCGCCACAGCACCGTCGATTTTCTCTGTGGATTTTTCCTTGTCTGGCTTGATATTTCCGGCAGGGTCTGTGCGGATGAAAATGTTGTCCATCATCCAGCGGAGAACGGGATGCCCGCCGTGGGCTATTTTCTGTTCCAGCACCAACTTCATCAGTTCCTTGGTGGGCGGGGACATATCCTTGAAGCCCTGCCCGAAAGGAACGACCGTGAAACCCATACCCTCAAGGTTCTGCACCATCTGCACAGCGCCCCAACGGTCAAAGGCGATTTCACGGATGTTGAACCGTTCGCCCAGCCGCTCGATGAATTTTTCGATGTAGCCGTAGTGGACGACGTTGCCCTCTGTGGTCTGCAAAAAGCCCTGCCGTTCCCACACATCGTATGGCACATGGTCACGGCGCACACGCAGGTCAAGGTTATCTTCCGGTATCCAGAAGTACGGCAGAATGATGTATTTGTCATCCTCATCGGTGGGCGGGAAAACAAGCACCAGTGCCGTGATGTCTGTAGTGGAGGACAAGTCCAGCCCTCCGTAGCAGACACGACCTTCCAGATCGTCTTCGCTGACAGCGAACTCGCATTTGTCCCAAAGGTGCATCGGCATCCAACGGACAGCCTGCTTGACCCACTGGTTCAAACGAAGCTGACGGAAGGAGTTCTCCTCGCCGGGGTTCTGCTTTGCCGACTCACAGGCATCACGCACCTTGTCGATGCCCACCGTAATGCCCAGGGAGGGGTTGGCTTTCTTCCAAGTGGCAGGGTCAGTCCAATCGTCCGACTCGTCTGCACCGTAGATAACGGGATAGAAGGTATGGTCGATTTTTCTGCCCTCAATGATGTCCTTTGCCTTCTGGTGAATTTCGTAGCAGATGGATTTGGTATCGTTGCCCGCCGTGGTAATAAGAAAGTACAACGGCTGCATACGAGCATCGCCGGAGCCTTTGGTCATAACATCAAACAGCTTTCGGTTGGGCTGGGTGTGTAACTCATCGAAAACAACACCGTGGGTATTGAAACCGTGTTTGTTACCCACATCGGCGGAAAGCACCTGGTAGATGCTCCCCGTGGGCTGATAAATGAGACGCTTCTGGGAGTCCAGGATTTTGACACGCTTCGACAAAGCTGGACACATACGCACCATGTCGGCAGCCACATTGAAAACGATGGATGCCTGCTGTCGGTCGGCAGCGCATCCGTAGACCTCGGCGCGTTCCTCACCATCACCGCAGGTGAGCAATAATGCCACCGCTGCGGCAAGTTCGGATTTGCCTTGCTTTTTGGGGATTTCGATGTAAGCGGTATTGAACTGCCGATAGCCGTTCGGCTTGAGGACACCGAAGATGTCCCGAATGATCTGCTCCTGCCAGTCAATAAGCTCAAATGGTTTTCTCGCCCAGGTGCCTTTGGTGTGGCACAGGCTTTCGATGAACATGACGGCATAATCCGCAGCGTCCTTATCGTAGTGGGAGGTTTTCTCCATGAACCTTGTCGGTTTGTATTTCTTCAGTTTTCTCGTAGTTCTCACCTCCAAGGCATAAAAAATAGCCGCCACCGGATTCGGTGCGACTTTCGGTATAACGAGCAGCAGCCCCTCTCGGAGCCGTTGCTTTTAATTTGTTGTGAATCAGTTTTCACCGTGGAGCAGCAGCTCCGTGGCAAGTTGGGTGTTTTCATCGGCGGGTTCGATGTCCCAACCTCTGTCGTAGTTGCAGACGATCTCGCCGTCCCGCTTGAGCATCAGCTTGGAAATGCGTCCGCCCTCGATGCCCCATTGGGAGCCGCCTTCGTACTGCTTCATCCAGTAGTGAAAAATCTCTCCGTTGACTTTGATGCTGCCTTCTTTCCACATAATCGTGTCCTCCGTTCGTTTTGTTGTGACTGTATATTACCGTCACTCTGCGGATATATCCAGTCATTTCAGAGTTATAAACTACACAATCTTCAAGGCAGGAAACTGTGTATCTTACAGATTTTACATCTCGCCGGTCAGAATGAAACGCACATATTCTGAGCGATGCTCCTCCAGGAAAATTACCAGTTCATAGAACCGCATCTCGTTGGCGATGTACTGTACCATCGTAATGTCAAACATATTTGTGCGGCCGGTTTTACGGACTGCGAGGATCTGCTCACGGATTTTATCGGTCATCGGTATTCGCCACCTTTCGACAAATATCGACACCGTAGGCTACATTCAAGCCGGAGCCGTTATCCCAGGTCACCATGATGCTGCCGATATCATCAACACCAATCACGGTGCCCTTCGTACCAATGGGTGGCGCCTGTGGATCGTCCATCTGCACCAACTCCACCCGCGCACCCCTTGGGTAGCGCTCACGGAGGGCTTGTAAGGCATCTTTTGAAATCACTCGCATACTTCCACCTCCTTGGGCTGACCGCTTCTGAAGGCAGAACTGCCCGTCAGATTGCGGAGCAGAATCTTCCGTTCGGACTTATATTCCGCACCAATGAAGCCCAGGCGCAGGAGGAAACAGCGGAATGCATATTTGTCATTGTCCGTTGCCTTTTCCTTTGCCACCACACGCTTCTGATTCCGTGCCATTTCACACAGCTTGCAGATGAAGGTATCGTAGGCTTTCATCTCGTCCGGGGTAGGAATGCCGGGAAACCAGGGGAAGGAAACCTTCGTGTCGCTGAACTCCAACGGCAGTTCATCCACACCCAGGGCTTTCTTGATAAGGCTGCCCTTGGCGGTGATGAGTGCCTTGAGGTTTTCCAGGTTCGCATCGGTGAAAAGGCTGCGAGGCATGGAAATGCAGATGCCGGAAAACTCGTCCTCGGCGGGAATGTTGTCTGCCGGAGGGCAATCCTCCAAAGGCTCCTCACCGTCGATGATCGGCTGCTGGGGGCTGTCATACTCGGTGGACTCAGCGATGAAGCCACGCTGCGCCAAGGCATTGACGACGCTGTCAATTACCTTGGGGTCGGCCATATCATCGCACTGCAGGTTGCCCTCGCGGGTGACCGTGAAGCAGTCGATTTGATAGGCGTAGGTTGGGGTCTTGAGGTAGACCGCTTTGGCTCCGGTAATTTCGCTGATTGCATTGACCAGCGGTTTGCGGTCGGTTGCGTTGTAGTAAATTGTCATGGTAGTGACCTCCTTTATTTTTGGTAGTCACATATTACCGTCAGTGTGCAGATATAGCCAGTTATATCTGCACATTTGGAGTGTAGATTATATCCGCACATATCAGCCCTCGTTTTGTGTACACCAGACAATGCCGGAAAGCACGAAAACCACGCATGGCAAAGCCACACCGTTACCCCACATCTTATACTCGGCAGCATCCGAATGAGGGTCACGCAGCCACTTGGCTATCTGCTTCAGCGTCTTGGACTTGGAGGATGTCCCGGCAATTTTTCGATGGGTTTCAAACACATCGTACCAATAGCGGAGGTCATCTGTGGTAGGTTCGATGCCCAGGCTATCGCACCACCAGTCCGGGAAACCCTGCAGGCGAGCGCACTCGGTAGGAGTCAGCCTGCGAACGGTGTAGCCGTTCTGAATAGCACCGGGTCCTTTGGCAACGAGGGTAGGCTGCAATTCTTCCACGAAGGACGGAGAGAATTTTGCGTTCTTGCCCTGGTTGAAGGTGTCCCTACCGATGCCGTAGCAGACAGCGGTGGGGTCTTTATAATCCCTGGCAAGCACCGTAGGCGCCTTGTCCTCGGCCACCTGTGTAAAGCTGCCCGTGGTCATGGCATAGACTGCGTGGCGGTCGACCGTATTGAGGGTAAAGCTGACATCTTCGTTGATGCCGTCTCCCTGGGGACCGTTCTTATCGTCTCTGCCAATCATGGAGCCTTGGATAGCATAGCTTTCCACCACAGCAATGCCGCCTTGGTTGCATCCGGGGTTACCACCGTTGCCGTCAAGGGTTCGTGCCGTCTCTGCTTCATAAATCCCACTGTGAGGATTGTCGGATTTCATAGCATTGCTGTCATGCGAAGAAATACCGAAAGGCTGAAGGACGCAGTTGAAATGGTTCTTGTCCGGCATCCGCTGATTGCCCCCGGCATTATGTGCCGTAAGCGTAGGCGCAGTCTGCTCGCCGTCCCAATTACAAGGCTCGAACAGGGTCTGGTCATTGTTGCAGGAGAGCGTAGCGGACTTGTCCATCTGTATCAGAGGACCCTTTCCACCACCTTCACAGCCGGAGCGGATTTTCATCACAAGAGGCACGTTGTTGCCGCCGGTACCCATGCGAGAGGTCAGCGTCTGAACTTTGCCGTCCTCGGAGATTTTCACACGGCTGTCAGTCGGATGGTTCTCCAAAGCAACAGCAGCAGGAACAACCCCAGCACGAAGCGTGGGAGACATTTCTTCCTCATAACCGATGCTCCGACTCTTTGAGGAATGCTCGGTACAGAACCCGGCTGCCTCCATCACAACAGGGGGATGATGAGCCTCGGCACGGAGAGTGGCGGTGACCTCATCGGTGACATCCNTTACATCCCCGGTCAGTTCTCCGTTGTATCCGTCAAAGCCTGACGCTCCAACGCAATCCGCAGCACTTCCGGCAGCTCTTTGCCACGAGCGGAAGCCCTCCGCAGAATACCTTGACACGCCTTCGGACTTAAAAAGTATGTCGCGGGCACGCCCACCTGCAAAATCTGCGACAAGGTAG